ATATACAGGCAAATCTATATTGCGATTTATTAAATACTTTTGCAAACCTTCCAAAAAGTTATTCCAATAGACATTCCTATATGTACAGCTCGGGCTATGAGATTCTCTTTTAATTATTAGAGGATTTCTGTATTTTTTTGAATAAGCGAATGCTGTCATAATCTGAAATAATTGATTACCCAAACCCCCCATTATATCAACGGATATCATAGATTATAAAATATATAAATATAATATTAATAAATATAATATATATACTTATATAATAATGTTCGCAGATATAGTCAAGCTAATCAGTTTAAGAAAGAATGTTCCATATATTATTTTCGGCGGCACCGTAATAGTTGATGAACCAATATGTAAAAAAGAGGAGACCGATGAATCATATACGTTTACCACAGACTGCATAGATAACTGGGTAATAAAAGATGTAGCCGAAGAAAATGCTAACTCTGACAATAACCGCAAAGAGGAGCATATAAATAAATAATGACAATATAATACAATATATCTTATCATATTGCTAATGAACCGAGCTATTGAATTGTCATCTATTAGTACTGGCGGTCCTTTTGGAGCCGTTATTGTTGATAGTGAGGGTAATATAATAGGCGAGGGACATAATGAAGTTACTGTAAATAATGACCCTACGGCACACGCTGAAGTAGTCGCAATTAGAAGAGCGTGTGCTAATAGTAATAATTTTAGTTTAGCAGGTTGTACTATTTACACAAGTTGTGAACCTTGCCCTATGTGTCTCGCTGCTTGTTATTGGGCACGACTAGACAAGATATATTACGCCAATACGCGCGAGGATGCCGCAGATATTAGCTTTGATGATAGACATATATACGAAGAAATCAAGAAAGATAATGATAAACGAGCGATGCCTATAATTCAGATTGAAGACAAAGATAATAAGGCGATGGCAAAAAAAATATTTAGCGATTGGTATAACAATAGCAAAAATATTAGATATTAGGATATATCAAGATATATCAAGTTTTATTTTTATAATATATTTATAGATTATATGAGTACTGAGTTTGAAAGAAAATATATTGAATCGCAAAGAATAAGAGAGAAGTTTCCAGAGAGGGTTCCTGTAATAGTCGGAAGGGCAGCTGGATGTTCCCTGAATGATATTGATAAAAAAAAATATTTAGTACCTTGTGATATTACTATAGGCCAATTTATATCTATAATAAGGCAGCGCATTAAACTGTCGCCAGATAAAGCAATATTTATTTTTATAAATAATATATTGCCCCCTACATCTGCTAATATGCTTACTATATATAATGAAATGAAACACGGCGATGGCTTCCTATATATTTATTATAATGGCGAATCTGCATTCGGTTGTAAAAAATTGATATCTTTCTAAGTATATAAATAAGATATACATATTAGAATAATCGTTCTGATATATGAATCCGTACCCGAACCTGAACCTGAACCTGAACCTGAACCTGAACCCGAACCTGAACCTGAACCTGAACCTGAACCCTAATACGAATATGGCGATACTAATGGAGGATATTCGCAATTACAAAAAGAGCAAGGATGATTTATATGAATATTGCGAGAATAATGGATATACGCACGAAAAGATGAAATCGGCAATTATCTATTATATGAATGATTATAGCCCGTGTTTATATGGGATATCTAAAAATAACTATAAGAAAATCAGGAGAATCACAGCGTACAAAATCAAAGAGAAAAAATACATCTATCTTTATTCTCTCATTCTCAATTATGATAGTAATCCTAAAACCGAAATTAACAGATATCTCGGGTGTCTTACAACCGATGAGCGGAATCTATTTTTACGCGACATTATGAAATAAATCCGCGCGATATATCCGCAATACATCAAGATACATCTGCGATATACCAGAACTATCTGGTTAATGGTTTGTATACATAGTAATCTCTCATTACCTCCTTGTATACCGAATATATAGAACAATAATATCTTAGAAAGCTCGTAATAGTATTATCAACAATTATTCTTTTTTCAATATCTGGAATTACATTTAATGCGAGTACCACAGCTGGAACAGCAATAGCCCACATTTTCATATTATTCCAATTGTATTTAATGCGCATCGTGTATGAAAAGATATATATATAGCATATTACGAAGTCGGCAAACTGAGAATAAAATCCTCTCAATATGATGTGATAAAGATACTTAGGATAAAGAAGCGTAGATGAATATACGCGGTGATAATGTATGGTTTCGCATTTTCCCTTGCGTATTAGAGTCATCATAAAAGGCGCCGATTGAATCGCATATAATGGCGCAAAGTTTAGAGAGCTCGCGAGTTCTCCCGAAAATACAGCAAATATAGTAGCACCGAACTGTTTTTTAGCATACTCGCATTTTATCATCGTCTTATCGTATTCTGTTAAATATCCCGGATAAGGCATAGCATTCGTCGTTCTCACCTCCTTATCTCCGTATTTTTCTGTTATTACCGCTGCAACTTTAATAAATCCTATAATCATCAAATATTTTATAACAGATTCCAACATTATCGCTATACCTTTAGAAAATGCCCGAGATTGTGTAGGCCATAATTCTAGTAAGGTTATTAGCGTTAGTAATACGTGGCGACAAGAAAATAATATAGAATGAAGCTGAAACTCCTTCCATATCATAGGACCTGAAAAGTTCCTTTTTTCGGGTAATGGTATTGTCAGAGAAGCTATAGGTAATAAGGCGTGAATAAGAACACAAGAGCCGGAAAAAACTTTAGACTCAAAAGACGGAAATGAAGTCCCATAGACAATCGCATAATAAATTCGCAATATAAAATTACAAAATGCCAATAAGCCCAAAGTCTTGTGTATATGATATTTATCGTGATTCGTAAAAAGATGTGCCATCTTATGTATATGTAAATATTTTATATATACATATTTTTATATATTTTATATATTTTATATATTATTCTATGATATTCTATGATATGCGAGGGGAGCCTATAAGAGCTATAGAAGAGCATATACCTTATAGTTAATATAAGAGTAGTCTTTCATAGGGCGACAGCAGTGAAAATCAGAATATAAACCTTTCCTTATATTATTTATAATATGCGAATCATTACCTGCAATATTATTTATTTCATAATAAGAATCGCGACATAATCGTCTGTACCCTGTTTTACTTTCGTCAAGACACACAAGATTGCCTGTTTTCGCGTTCCATTCCATTATTTTTTCATACAATACTAATTGATCCGTTGACCACCCGAGATTTCCGTGTCCTTCCTTAATTGTCGTGCTATTGCTTACGCTCAATATATAATTACTTATATCTTCTATATTATTGATTTTAAAAACATCTCGCCATACCTCATTTGTTGCGATATTATAACACATAGCAAGCTGTTTATATTCAAAACATACATCGCCTCTATAATAAATAAACTTACTATTGTCAAAAGGCTCAACATTTTTAGTATAATAACTCCTATTCATAGGTAGCATATCAATATCTGTAATTAATATACCATTCTTATAATTCAATATAGAAGGATACAATAACCTAATAAACTGCGCTGTAAAACTCGTAAGAACATTCTCAATCGGCTTAAACAATATAATGTTGCTTTTGTATTCCATAAATTGTGGAGGTATTTCATCGGCTACCAAAATAATCTTAACATCCACATTAGGATACAACTTATTCCAAGTTTTAACAAAAATAGGTATGAAATCAATATATAATGGATTCAAATTAACAGAAGTTAGTACGCAATCCAATATCATTTTAATATATATATCAGCATATATTTATATATAATACAAGGGCAGCAAAAAAAATAAAAAATACAAAAACACATATCCGCAAGCTCACACGCAAGCTCACACGCAAGCAGATATCTAATAGAGCCAGCGAAGATTGAGTTCAGTCATCTCGGGAGAATATTGAAAAGGGACGCTATCCTGAATCTTGATAGGGACACAAACATTTTCGCTACTTACATAGAGATTGCAGAGAGCCTCCCAATCATTGCAAGTAATATCACAGGTACTCATAATATACTCCTTAATACTGCTAAACCCATCTTTCCTAACCTTGTTATTCAGCTGGTAATCTTCGGCAATACGCAATAGGATACTGCGTAATAGCATAGGACAGCTCTTGTACCCTGGATTTTTAATCCAGCAGGTATTCCTGAAATTGGTTGCGCTACAGCAATTACACATCGTAATTGAGATTGTAAATCGTATGATATTATATTAATATATATAACCTATCAATTTTATATATTTTAAGATATAATTAGAACAAATTTATATATTCTAAAGTATTATACAGTTTTCATAAAGTCTATAAATCTATTTATTACTAATATATTTTACACATTATGAGATGTTGTATACATATTATGATATAGGATATTTATTAAAAATTACAATTTTTAACTTCTTCAGCATAATGTTTAAATTTATCTATGAATTGTTCTTTTGTTATAAAGGTCGTTGTTTTATCAGGATTTAAAAATTTGAACCAACTTTTTATTGTTTTAATATCATTAAAGTGTATTTTAGGTTTTATGTATATATATTCATCATTACTTCCCGGTCTTGGTATATTATAAGGAGGTATATAGTTGTGTAATAACATTCCATCATTGAATAACTTATATATATTAACTAACACAGTATTTGATGTTAAATCTGCTGAACCAGTAGCAAAATATCCAGTTGCCCCAACGTCAGCAGGTATATTACATATTTTATATACTTCTTTCTCTTCACCACCTATCACACGTGATAGATATATACAAATAAATTTTAATATACTTATTCTACCATAAGATGGATGAGTTCCATAATCATCCATATCTACTGTCACTATTTTATGTTTTAATTCTAACTTTGTATCGTTCCCGTGTTTTATAAATACAGGTACTTCTATTTTTGGGTCTATTATTTTCATAACTTTCATAAGTTCATCTATATTTTCTTGTGTATATTTAGTTTTTGTCACAGGATTTATAAAAGGTTCTTTGGCGTTTACACATTTTATTAGATAATTATAGAGTTTAGGAGCATATATACATTCTGTTCTGTAATTCCTTCTATCTGGTGTATATACTTTTAATCTCACCATAAGCTGGAGTTTAGAAAGCGGGTAATTCTCGTCGTCCAATTCTTCATTTGTCAATATATCTATTTTCTCACTACATTTATCAGCAAAGTCTGAAGAATTATAAAGAATATTATTCGCAAAATCTTCTCTCGTCATAGACATTAATTTATTTCCATCAATCAATTGTGTTTCGGCACTTGAAGAAGATTCTCCAATATGTTTCTTTAATGCTTTATAAGACATATTCTTTACCCTATTATATTCCTCTACGATATGCGATACCTTTGCATATTCTTCTCTAAACTTTGCTACTATGCTGTCTTTTATATATAACGGGTCTATCTCCATCGCAATAGTATGTTCTTTTCCCCAATGAAGAGTTATTTTAGGTTTTTTTGGAGGTTTCGGAGAACTACCTTCTTTTGTAGTTTCATATAATGTTTGTTTATCTCTGTATTTTTTCAAAGCAGTATCATATTTATCTCTTTCTTTTTTAAAGGCTTTATATTGTTCATCATTTAAATATTTTACATTTTCCTTAGGTTTAAATGTTGTTAAATCAATTAACTGAGAATATTCAGATTTTTTTATTTCAACCAATTGCTTTTCATAAACTTCAAAATATTTGTCAAGAGGGTCATTTATAAAAGTAAATTTTTTAAATTTATAATTTTCTATAATTCCTGAGTAGGGATTAAAACACTCGTCTATATCTTTTTCAATCTTCTTGTAATCATTATAATAAGATAATGCATCTCTAATCCATTCTTTTTCACGTCCTGTGTTATATATTACACTGTGCCATCCCTGATTATCTATTAAATATTGAAGAACAGTTTTTCCAGTAGCCATTTTTTTGGATTCTAAAAAGTTTATAAAACAATATCCTTGTAAATTGATAAGTTTTATCTGTTTCATTCTTTCGGGATAATCATATCTAGATATGTAATCAGTATCTAAAAAAGAATCAGTCATTTCTTCAATATAATCAGTAATTAATGAACCAATTATTTCGGTATTTGTCGCCGGTCCAGTAGAATCATATTTGTAATATTCATAACTAAAACGGTTTTTTAATACTTTTATCTCAGTCTTTAGAATGATAGAAGCATCATCTTCATATTTATCTTCATATTTATCTTCATCATCATCCTCGTCGCCATTATAATCATCTTTAAAAATGTCTAACTCTTCTGTAAGTAATTCGTGCATTATGAACTCGGTTGTATTATTATTTTTATAGTATTTATTGTAAGTAGAAATATCATTCTTTTTACAACAGGTATAATAAAATAAATCAACATCTCCAAATAATAAATGATTTTTGGGAAAAAGATTAATTATATATTCTTCTGAAAACGACCCTTTTTTCATAATTTTATAGGCTTTTTCATATATATCATAATAATTCTTACTCATAACAGGTATATCATATCCTTCAATAGGATGTTTTTTGGGTTCATCGCACCATCTTTTAACATCTTCAATTGTTTTAAATGTTAAACTTTTAGACATAAATTAAATAATTCTAATATACAAATATATAATAAAAAAAATAATATTCAAAAATTAATATAAATAATTTTTAACTTCTTCAGCGTAATGTTTAAACATATTTATAAAGTCTTCTTTTGTTGTTTCATATAATGGAATCCACATTTTAGAATCATAGTATTGATTGAAATGTATTTCGGGTTTTATATATGAATATTCTAATGTTCCTTCATACATATATTCTATACGATACGGAGGTATATATTGATGTAATAATCTGCCTTCATTAAATAACCGATATATACCAAATAACATTACTTCTGATGTTAAATCACTTGAACCAGTGGCAAATATACCTCCTGCTTCTATATCCGCGGGAATAGTACATATGTTATATACTTCATACTCTTTATACCCAATACTACGCGATAAATAAATATTATAATATCTTATAATATTTATATCGCCAAACGAAGAATCCAAATCATTATATTCCTCGGTTATAACTCTATATTCGAGTTTTAACATAGTATCATTCATATGTTTTATATATACTGGAACCTCTAATGAAGGGTCTATTATTCTCATAACTTTCATAAGCTCTTCTATGTTTTCTTGCGTATATTTAGCTTTTGTCACAGGATTTATAAAAGGCTCTTTGTTATTTATACATTTTATTAGATAATTATAGAGTTTAGGAGCATATATACATTCTGTT